GATCCAGGGAGTGTAATAATTTCAAAATTAACTCCAATATTAATAATATAAGCATCTCGGATTCCAATAGAATCATTAATCATTTTATATTGAGAAAGATATGTATTTAAATTTCTCTTTAAAGCATCGGAAGCAGTAACTAATTTTTTAGTATCATTATAAGATAACACATATAAATCTATAGTACTTATAGAACGTGAAGCGGCATTAGGTTTAGTAGCATATACTTTAGCTACTGTTCCATATTGGGAAGGTAAACTTAAAGATCTAACAACATAATCATCGAATGTTACGTTTCTTAACTGACTTTGAAAACTACCTAATGAATTTTGTCTTAATTCATTAATATCATCTCCATCAGAACCACCGGATGCTGCTTCTGGGTTTGTGACTAATAATGTTCCAAATATTTGATTAGCTAAATTTCCTGAATTACTTACTGTAGAATTTACAAAGGTAACATTTGAAGTATTTAAATTTTGGAGAGAATTAGCTTGAGCATTTGATTCAACACCACCACCAACTAAATAATTAACATTTAAGTTATTAGAAGGAGCAATTCCATATGTGTTAGTAAATATAAAGTTTGTAGGAGCAAAAGCTGTTGTTAATTTCATTTGTTCCGTAGGTAATCCTATACCAACATTATCAGGATTAGGGATAATTTCTTCAGTTGTATCCGTTGGCATTCCTGAGCCAAATTGGACTTGAAGATTAGTTTTATCTAAAAATCTTGTAGCATATCTATTTTGAACAGATTTAACTTTTAGTAAATTTGCAACATCTGGGTCTTGGGTATAATTAGGATCATTTGGATTTGAATTTTCAATAGACTCATAAATAGCATCTTGAGCTAAATAATCTACTTCATACCATTCATCCCCCGTTGTTGAATCTGTAATACCTAGAATACTTATGATATTAGTATCGGTAATTGTTCTTGAGTCAAAAGGAACAGGAGTTGAAAATGAAAATTGGGTACTTTTTATAGTAGCAGAAATAGCTTTGCGAATTTTTTTAATTAAAAAATAAGTAGGGACACTACCTGCTGTTTCATAAACAGTTACCTCAGTAGGATCTATTGAACTACTAAATGAAAAATTTACTTTATCAGTAATTAAAAACTGTAAAGAACCACTAAGATTGGAAGTAACAGTAGTATTTGCTGGAATTTGTAATGCGTATGAATAATCAGGAACTTTAACACTACCTGAAGTAATTGCAGGAAGTTGTTGGTATAGTTCTAATACTGCTGTTGCTGCATTTGTTGCTTTAGGTTTATAACCTAACATATATGCTAAATCATATAAATTTTGAGTTTGACGAGAATATTGGATAAATGTTTCTTGAAACTGGTTATCTGTATAAAATGATAAAACATCACCTACATAAGCAGCCATTTCCATAAACATCATACCGGGGGATGCTGGGGTAAAATCTGTGTAAGTATTAGGAAAATATGTTTTAGCATAATTTACAATACTATTTCTTAAAGACGTAAAGTCTCTATTAACATATTTTATATCTCTTTTAATTGCCATTTTATAATATTATATTAATTTCGTCTTGAATGCCAAAATTAGTTACTTGATATTTTACATTAATATTGATAGAATTTTCATCATTATTAACATTTACACTTATTTGTTGTACTCCAACAAATGGGAAGTATTGATTTAATTCATCCCCTATAAGCTTTTGTATAAAGCTTTCGGTTAAATTGGTTGAATTTTCAAACACTACTCTTTGTAAACCACTTCCAAAAAATGGGTTAAATACTCGTTCTCCTTGATCGGTAGAAAAGAAATTAATTAAATTGTTTTTAATAGCATTTCTTGTTAAATAATTTGATTTAAAAACAGCAGGGGCATTAAAAGGTAAATCAACACCTATTGCCCTTCTGTCTACTGAATCATTTGGAAATCTATTTTGAACAATTATTGCCATTTATTGTTTATTCATTAATCCCATAATCATATCTAATCCTACTTCACCAGCTGGTAAAGCACCATTAATAGTATCTACGGATTGGGGTTTAAATTCATTTGCATATTGTGAGGTTGCTGCTCCTCCATTTTGCATTTCACCTAAAATATTACCGAACATTGCTTGTCTTTCAACAGCATTCAATTTTTTAGGTTGTTCAATGTGTGGTTGTGCGTAAGTATCTCTTACGGTTTCGTTTACAACTGTTCTAGGAGCACGTACTGCTTCCAAGAGAATTTCTTTTAATTCTTCTTGAATAGCTTCCTTCATTGCTTCCTTAATAATTTTTTTAAATTCTGATGGTTTCATTGTTTATAAATATTAAAATTAATAAGCTTTTAAATTATCTCTGTCAATTATTAGTTTAAGTTCTGAGACTAGGGTTTGTGAATTAGAAGTAAATGATAATTCTGATTGGATTAAAGGTATTCCTTGAGAATTGTATCCAACTGCTTTTGTTCTATTTACTGTTGGGGTATAAGGAACCGTTTCTATTTTAATAATAAAACCTTTATAAGTACTTCTATCAAAATTATTATAATTATCAACTCCGTAATTAACATATTGTTTAGAAACCTCAGATAATTGTTCTATTTTGTTTTGATCATACGAAGGTAAACATTTTTGCAACTTTAAAGAAATGGCTTCAACAATAGAGGCTGCACTTTTTAAATTCAATGAAAACATTGCAATTGAAAGAGTAATTGCATTTACTCCACCAATTATTGGTGGGAGTTTAGCGGTTCCATCTTTTTTATATAATAACAAATTATTAAAATAATCTAAATCATCTAAAGCAGATACTACAACTCCAGGTATTACTGGTATTGTTTTTGCAGCTGTAGATATAACAGGAATAGCAGTTGAAAGTCCAGTAGATATTTGTTGAATTGTAGAAGCTATAGTAGATACTGTAGTTGCTGTTAGTGCTATTTTATTTGTTGTTTCAGCGGATGAGTTAATAAATTTAACTATATTATTTAAAGTTTCTAAAGTACTTTTAGTAACTGCTTCAGGAGGACATAAATCTACATTATTACCAATATACCCAGCAGCTAATGTTAGCAAATTAGGAATAACTAAAGCTGCTATTTTTTTAACTTGTGCATCAACAGGTGGTTTTAACTTACTAATACCACTTCCTTTTTGATCCTCAGGAGTATTATTTGTAACAGTTTCGGATTCGGTTTGTAAAGTATCTACTCGTGATTTTGCCTCTAAAGATGCATTTGCTCTTTGTTCAGCAGTTTTAGCTCGTGCTGCCTTAAGTTCTTCTTTTTTCTTTTTATTGGAATCCTTAAAAGGTAAAGCATAATCTCCACTACGAGATTTCTGGATATTGTTTGCTGTATTTAGATCGATAGCCATTATACTGTAAAATTATCTGTAGATTTAATATTTTCTAAATCTTTTTGCACTAAATCTAAAGTTTTATTAACACTAATAGAAATAGCATTTAAAGGAGCTAAAGGTACACCAGCAGGTGTTCCTACTAAAGTTTCACATGTTGTCATAAATACTTTAAGAGCTTCAATTAATTGATTTAATAAATCAACTGTTTGATTACCTAAAAGTAAAGGTTCATCAGCATTTTTATCTCCTAAATATAATTTATTGGTTTGAATCACCATAGTATCAGTATCAACATTAACACTTTCTTGAGCATTTAAATTTACTGATTTATTAGAACTTAAAAGGATATGATCTGTTGAACTATTAAATACTAATCGGCCTGAGGTTACTATTATTTGACTACCACTATATTGATTAGGAATAGTTGGGGGGTTATTCTGATAACTTGAATAATCGGATGATGCGGCCTCTAATGGAAGTTGTTGAGTACTTCCAAAATACATAGAACCTGAATCTTTATTGATTTCTTCTATTGTTGGAATCCAAGCGTCTGTATTTGTTGGGGCTTGGCCATTTCTTAAAATTAAAATAGGATCACCATTTTCACCTATATTAGACCATGGATTTTGATTTTTTACTGTTGAACCAAATCTAATGCTATGACCCCATCTACCTTCATAGATTATATCTCCTTCAAATGGTTTTAAATATTTAATATTACTTCTTTCAACAAAAGTATTTCCTAAATTAATATCGGGGGTTGGTGTATCTGAATTAATAGTAGCACCTGCTTGCACTCGTTGATAAGATGCATTTTTAGGGGAAGAATCTGTTTGTAAATACCATTCTGCAAGAGGATCCGGGAGAGCATTTTGGTGTAATGTATTCCAAAGATTTATTGGTTGAAAATAATAAAAATCTGTTTGATTCAAATCTACATCTCTGGGGTTTTGAGTTGATATAGAGGGTAAAGAAATTATATAAGTTATTTCGTTTAATAAAGGAACTTGTCTAATATTTGGAAATAAAGGTTTAGCAAAGTTAAAATATTCAATTAAATTATCTTCAAATACTTCATTAGTAGGAACAATTGGATTAGTAAAAGACTCAAATAATATACCTCCTAAAGTATCATATCCACCATATTTTTTAAACAGTTTAGGATAATCTATTTTTATTCCCTCAACATCTAAAAAGGTGAAACGTACCCTAACTGGTTTAATAGAAAAACCAGTTGAATCATTAAAATAATTCTGGTTTTGGGATTCATTAGCTGAAAGACCATAAACTAAAGCCATTATTTACCTCCTTTTAACTCATTCATTGCTGATAGTAATTGATCTTTTTCCTCATCAGAAATAGTTAATTGACCATCTGATGTTGTGGTTGCCATAGCTCGTTGTGCTAACGCAGCCATTTTAATTAAAATATCATCATTTTTAACACTTATATCCATGTATTCCTTAATTAAAGGAACAATTAAAGTAGCATCACCAATATCTGAAATAAGGGGTTTTAGCTCATTAATAAGAGCTGTTACTTGTTTATCTTTTTTCTGTTGGTTATTATAAATTTCCTCTAAAATATCGGAGAATTTTTTCTTACCAAAGACAACATTATCGAACTGTGACAT